CCCAGTTTTTTGTCAGACAGATCTGTAATTTTCAAAATTGCATCGATACGCTTGCTATCTACATTCGCTTTTTTCAGCAAATCAGCATATGCGTTTTTGACTTTTTCAATCTTCTCACGATTTGCAGTTTCCGTCTTAAAATCATCAAAAGTCTTTTTCAGCGTATCGTACTTGCCTTTCCAATCATCGCCCGTATTGGCTTTAAGGGAATCAAGTTCCGTCTGTACAGCTTGAAGCTTGTCAGCATCTGCTTTATACTTGTCACGTTCTTCCTTGAGTCCATCAACGGTTTCCGTATGAGCTTCAATAATCTGCTCAATTTTTTCATCTTCTATGCCCATTGCTTTGAGCATCTTCCGTGTAATAGCCATCCTTGCACACTCCTATTCTTCGGGGCTGTTCTTCGCCCAGTGCATATTTTTACAGCATTCCTTCGCTGTTTGAAACAAATATAACACGTTTTTCAACATATGTCAATCATTTTAGATCTTCTTCAAAAACCTTTTTAAGCACCGCCATATATTCATCCCTGTGTTCTTCAAATACTGGTCTTAAAAAAGGTCTTGGCTTCATGCCGGATGTTGCATGCCAATTCCCTTTCGCGTCTTGATACCGCCAAGGCGTTTTCCTGCCATTCCCACCTTCAGCATAAACACCCGTTCCCAATTCCACATATGGAGCATACTTGACATTCGTGCCAATAACAACCGTCTTATCTGATTCTCTGTACTCATGCGTAATGCTATTCCGCAAGTTCCCAGTACGTATATACCATCCCTGCGGCGAAGAGTACACAGCATCTCTGATATTGCGCTTGGCTTGCGTTTCAGCCAAGCCACCTATAATGTTACCTGCCTTTTTAAAAGCCTTATCAACAGCCTTTAAAACGTTCTCAGAGTTATCTTTAAATTCATCGCTCATTTTGTCAACCTATACTCACATTTACCCGTATTATCAATTACTTCTCTCGGCTTTTTATCTGGATAAGGAAACATAGTACAGCATACCTTGTCATAAGCGTTCTCAAACGCTGTACCTATGCCCCAAAATACGCATTTCTCGCACTGCGTACATCGTTTAATGTGAGTGTTATCGCTGAGTCTTTCGTCAAGATGATTTGCCATTAACCATTCCACCTTTGCTGTATCGATTGATCTATAACCTCTATGTCAACATAGATTGTATCATACCTGCTTGACCTTGTCACCTTCGAAATACGAAATTTTGTGCCCTGCTGTAAAATTGTTTCAAACTCACTACCAAATTCTCTCTGTTGCCGTTCTCCGTCCCAACTCCTGCCTCCGTCTCCACTATAGCCAGAGAATGGCTCAGCATACATCATTTTTGTACCTGCTGGAGCATATATATTGAATAACACATCACCAGAAAACCCTTCGCCTTTGGTGGTTCCACAACTCATAAAACCATATTCAGTTATTTCTTTACCAACCAATGCCTTTTCAAGATCACCTTGAGCACCATCCTTCAATAAAGACATATCGATCTGCAAAAATTTATCCATGCCTCCATAACGGCAACCTCTTTGCATCCAGATATCAAAATCATACGTACTTTTATCAATAATATCAGTCATTGCGTTTAAATATCTTCCGTTATTTGCATATCCTGCGTTCAAATCCGTATTGCCTACACCTTTATACACACTTGAACCATATTCAATCCCACGCAATGGCTCATTGAATTTATTGAATGAAACCGTATACTCATAAATAGCATCTTTTTCTTCTTCAGTCGCACTCTTCCACACCTCACCTGTCTTGGGACGTATGATAGCATCCGTTGCTCTTTTACTTTTTGCCCAAATAGCCGCATTTTTCCGCTCTTTACTGTAAGCGGCAGGATTAAATGGGTCAGCATCCCCTTTTTTCTTTTTCTGTGAGGATGATTTAAGCTTCAACTGAGCCGCTATTTCCTTAACAGCCTCTACCGCTTGATTTCTATCAGTCAACAGCATATAGTTCTTCATGCCGTTAGCCTCATACTCATTCAGCAAGGCAAGCAATTTGGTGAATTTCTCTTCCATCACAGTATCGCCCATATTCTGAGCATAGGCGATTTTCTGTTCAAAATAATCCTTTTTAGCAGGAATCTTATACATCTTGTCTGGATAGTCTTCATATGTGACATCACTAAACCATATGCCAGAAAAGACCTTATCAGCGCCTTCAATAAAGATCTGTTTTTCCACATCAAACAGATTTTGTTTGGCTTTCCGATACTCTTCTTCTTTGCCTATTTTGTGCGCCGCTTCCCATTCTCTGTATGTCAGCCCTTTATTCTGCAGTTTAGCAAATTTGGGATACGCCCAGCCCAAAGTACACCTGCAGTTATAGACCAGTTCTGGATGTTTGCAGGTCGGATCTCCGGGATAATTTATCTCCATGCCATTTATTATAAACGGCTTATCAACTTCCTGCTCCTGCCCATCAAGGTCAGCGTGAGTGTCACGTGTCCTGCTATCGTGTATCGCCATCCATTCTTTTTTGACATCTATGCCAGACTGCTGACATTCTCGCATGCCCTGCACTCTTCCTGCGTTCTGTGCCCCATTGACGGCAGTCCGCGCAAACAACCTCATTTTATTTGCGTTCTGAGCACTTAAGCCCACATAAAGCCGCTTTGCGATCTGATCTATGCTCTCGCCCTGTATTATGCCTTGAATCACAAGATTCCGCGCCCTTTGCTGATTCCACTTATAATCTTTCGGTTGGTCTATCTTCCACTTAGGCAAAATAGCAGGATTATCTTTCAAAAGCCGCTTGACAGTATTCTCATCATAGATATTAAAAGATACGCCGCCTTGTACGCCTTTATCAATATCATATACAGTGTGATTTACCGCATCGGCAAAAATTGGTTCAGTAGCTCCGTTTATCATCTTGGTGGCTACTGAATCCGCTCTGTTGATCACACTGACGATATCATCAAGTGCCTGTTTCCACTGCTTCCCCGTGAAGACCTGTCCGCGCAACCAGTCTTTATAATCTGCTTCTGATATCTTTCCACTGGCTAAATCTGATTGCATTTTTGCATCCTTCACTTTATGCGCGGCTTCAAAAGCGGCAAGTTTAGCTTTCATCTCTTTTCGAGCGTCAACGTATATTCCCAATATATGTCTTACAAGTGTGGAATGCTCGTCAGCCATTTAGCGTTCCCTCTTCCTCTGTCAATACATTTTTTAAAACCCTTATATATATCTATATATATTTATATATATTTATATTTTTTTATGTAGTAAATAACTACATTATATAGAAAGTCCCTATAGAAGAAAAATATATAGGGACTTTATAGAAAATGTACGTAAATCGTTCATTCCTCCTGCTCGATGGTAAAGCGTTCAGTATCGTCTAAACCCTTTCGCATGAGTATTCCTGGTATCTCGTCAACGGTAATATTAGGCAATTTTTGCAATACAGTTTCATTATCAAGATATGCTGACTCCTGCATCACCATTTCAACCTGTTCTTTCTGGTTGCTTATCCTGTTACGCTTGAATACTGGCGTATCCTTGATACCCATGAGGGAGAGTATCTGCTGAACGAATTTGATCACTTGATACTCAAAATCATCCGCATTCTCATCTAATGGCTGGTATGCCGCATCAATATGGTCGTTCGTGCTTCCTGCAGATATCGTGTGAACATCCAAGCCGCCAAAATCCTCATAAATACCTGCCCTTATGCCATCAAGATATGTCTGCCGTGCTTGATACGGTACGTCCTGCGTATACGCCGTTGCCGCTGAATTATCAGTATCCACGACTGCTATATGCTCAATTTTGAGCCTATCTCTGAATCGTGCAAGTTCCGCTTCCGTCATACCACCACAATTTGATAGCAACCAGTAAATCTGAGCGCAATCCGTGAGATCGTTCGCAAAGCCAGAGCGGATAAGATCATAACTGTCTATAGATCTCTGCATTCCAACAAGCGTAGATTGATGAAGCTTGCTTCCCCATAGCGGCACAATAGGCAGTGTGCCGTAATTCTCTGACCCTATAGCCTCATACCCGTCTGCTTCTGTATACACATAATTGGTCTTATAGGCATGTTTCTCATCGACTTGAGCAAAGTTCAGATTGCCGCTATGTCTGCCGCCTCTGTACTTGGTATATCCATCTTCCTCATATAGCACGGCAGTCATTGGTTTATCTTTATCCAATTGCCAGAAACGTATCCCTGCTCTCAATGCGCCTGTATCCTCATCCCACAGCGGCACGAATTCAGTTAGCGGAAAGACGTACAGCTTATTGAGATTCCAGAAACCGAACGATACACCATGAATAAGCGCATAATATCCGGCATCCTTAAGATCTGTGTCAAACTCATCTCCAAGCATTTCGCCTGTGGTATCTATCGTCTGCTCAACGCCGTCAACAACTTTTTTGATTTTATTGTCTGTAAACGATACACCGTTGCCAAGAGAATATGTACACCGCTGAGTATTCAGCCTGTGAAAAAAGTTGGAGGCAATACGGTTATTCGCCGCTGTGAAATCAACAACCTCAGAGCCTGTAGCAGTATAAATTGTCCGGACGTAGTTGTAAATCGTAGTATTCTTCTGATGATCATATTCGTCAGCCATCTTAGCAATTTTATACTGCTCTGAATTTGTATGCTGATTTATCGCTTTGCTAATAAATCCTAATTTATCTGTTTCCTCTATGAAATCTTGCCATGTAAGCATATTGTCACCTCTCTTCAAATATATGGTTTATCGCGTCTCTCTTACTGTTCGATGTAACAAGCTGTCCGTTCTTGATTGATTTCCTCTGAGAGTAGTACGTCATGTAAATCATCCTTTCTGATAAGTAATATTGATATCATCATTCGCATCTGACAATATGTTGTTCGTGCCGATGAGAGTTCGGATTTCGGCGGGAGTGAGAGTAGTTACAAGGATAGGAGTTGCAATTTTAAACGTATACTGTACTGGATTATGTTGCAAATATGCCCGCATTCTAATTTCTGCACTATTTGGCGTATCGCTACTCGTTATTCCTGTGAGCGAATTTAGAACTCGAATGTTTGCTTCAATACCAATACTATTATTCAACATTGAATATATTTGAGTCCCTGTGTCTTGAATAATCGTGTTATCATATTTTGCGACATTGCATTTAGTCGTTTCTGCGTCTCCGGGAGTTTTTATCAGAGAAATGTTTCTAATATTAATAACCCCACGTGTGCTTGTATCCCCTATATAACTCAAGCTGTTAATTGAAAAGCCCCATGCAGAAATACTTACCCATGTTGCCCACACTTCCCCCGTCACCAGATCGACATAACCGCCGTAGACGGTGTTCGTGTAGGGTTCGTAGGCGGTTTCTGTGGACGGATAATTGATGCCAGTATTGACAGTTTCCGTCCCGCTGTTTCGGTCAACAATGCGGATTTTCTTTGTGGTTGAACCCGTTGTGAACACGTGAATTGAAGCAATGTTGTTAGATTTATTGGCATAAGTCCCGTCTTCCGTATATTCAAATACGAATACATTTGAAGAACGTGCGGTATACCCATAATAAGACGTTGACGGTTCAACATTGATATAACCCGAACGCATTGCGGTTGTCGAAGGTTGCGGGGTGCCAATTTGTATATTGCCCTGTTCCCATTGCCCATCGAACAGGTTCTTCCCCATCGCTGGGAACTGTACGGGGTAGGTGTTGCCGACGTAGGTGTGTAGCTCGGTATCGTTGCCAGCATTAACTCCAATTGACTCGAACTTTGTCTGATTGTAGGTTGTCATATATACCCATAGCAGATAATCAGAGCCTACCGTAACTGACGCCGTTGAATTATTGGAAATACTTGCCGTTCTCCCTCTATCACTCATATTTGCTTTTGGTGTACGGTAGTAAAGCGTTTCACCTGTTTGGTTTATAATCGTATACCGTCCAGACGGAAAAGAATGTCCGTATCGGATTAAACTCCCATCACCTTGTGTATCAATCGTTTCAGAAGATGATGGGTCGAACAGGTTCTTCCCACACCGTACCACGTTGCACCCAGTCCACCCCGTAATCGGTCTGACGTTCTCAGGCGATGGGTCACCGCTGCCACTCTGTACAGGCAGAAATCCGACTTGACATTTCTTCAGCGGTAACCTTCGATTCGTCTCAAACGTGAGGGGATTCCCTTCAGCGTCAATGCTCCGAGGTGCTGCCCCCATCAACGCCCGTCTGCGTAGAAGTAAACTCATGTGTGATCACCTCATCAACTTACCGGATCGCTTTCCGCATAATCCCAAGAGCAGGCCACGCCCAGCAATCCATAGGTAGAAGGCGCGATATTCAATTCATATATCTTGTTCGCTTCAAGAGATGTTGGATCAAACCCGTTCGCCCATACTACAGTGTTTGGTACAGACAGTACGGTAGGTGTCGTTCCGCTTGTGAACAATACGTCGCAAATACCAGTCGCTGAAGGCGTTAGCGTAAGCGTTTCAAGTTCTCCGCAAATATACCTTTTACCATCTTCAGCAACTATCACTGGATTAACTCCTATTACAGCAATACTTTTTCCTCTACTGATTAAAACACTTATATCGTCCGTCAATTTAACTTCTTCTGCATCCGTGCCAATCCATTCCCCGGCAGGATGATCTGCTGTGAACCTGTTCAGCTTTGACTGCCTCCAACAGTACTCACCCTTGCTATACGCCTTTGATGGGCTGAAAGGTTCTGCAATGCTTGATATAGTTGATGTAAGTGTTTCGGCTGTTAAATGCGCCAGATCGTCTGTTGTCTTCAGCTTATTTGTAAGAACGACTTTGTCCACATCTGCACTGCTCCAAGCACCTGCCGGATGATTTGCTTTGAAACAATATAGTTCATTATTACGCCAGACATATTTCCCCTTGGCATAATAAGTGTCTGCATTGAATTCATCTGCTATAGCCTCATCAATACCGTTGACGGTGTGGACAAGAGCGTCATATCCTTCTGGTGTAGCAGACATCGCCTTTTCCGCACTCTCAGCCGCACTCTCAGCCGATTCCCCTGCCTCTGTAGCCCATTGTTCAGTTAAGGCGGCATCACTGCCCGTCTGTTCTACTGCTTCATTTAGTGCCGCTATAGCCTGTGTAATAACATCCTGCTGAACAGGCGTAGGCGCGGCATTCGTGGGCTTTGCTCTTTTGATAACAGGTATCTCAACCTTGTACTCTGTCTCACCGTCTGAGTTGCCCTCATGCAAGTATACCCACGCATACACAGGCAAACCAGTGGTCAGATATGTATCGGGGATGATAACACCGTTTTCATCACCTATCTGAGTCGTACTATTGCCGCTTTCAGCATTGGCGAAATGTACCTCATAAGCCAGAGGAAGTCTGTTCTGTATGTTGCCGAATTTAAGCACCTGCCCATAATCCCATTGATACAAAGGCATACTCTTTACTCTCTTTGTGCCAACAAAGTTGACAGTTAATACGTTTTTCAATGAAACACACTCCTTTGCGGTTGAAATGGCGAATCATACTCTGTCAATCTGTCTCTGTCTAACCTTCTACAAACACACGCCGCTGAGTCTGGAGCATCATCATGCTCTGCATCCTCTGTGTAATCCATGATCTGAGCAAGATACTCCGGATCAGTGCCTTCAAGCCATACAATATTCTTCCACCATTTTCGGAGATAAGACGCAATTTTCTGATACTTGTTCTCATTCTCATGATACGTTCTTACTGATACCTTAGAATCAAGCCGCTTGATTTCCTTTGCGAGGAATCCCTTGTCTGAATTCTCCTCACAGTATATCGGACCACACTGTAACCTCACAACTTCTGTCAAGATCCTCTCAAGTACAACGTCAATATGATTATGCCACATTTTCCCGAAAAGGTAAAGAGTATCACCGACTCTTTTCCCGCATGTCAAGGCAGTAAAATCTTCGCCTCCATAAGCGGCGTCAATATGAGCCAAACCATCTCTGAGTAATTCTGGTTTATTACAAAATACAGGCGAAGTATCAAACAGGGCATTTTCTGAAGCAATATGTTGAAGCTCATAGTTGGCGGCGAATAATGACGGCGACATAGAATGCCGTATGCTGTCAAGCTTCTCTGGTGTTATAAGCCCTGTCTCATAGCAGGTGAACCGCTGTGCCGGAGGCATAATTGAAAAAGCATCATCTTTATGCCAAGGCGTACCTGTGTTGATAAACCTGCCCCATCTGTTTTTGATATTCTGAAGCTCCATATAAGCAATCTTCGTTCGCTCACGTTCAGCATGTGATATTCTGTCATTAATGTTGACGATATCGTCAGTAACCACTATATCCGCATGCTTACCTGTAATTGATGTGCCAATACCAAGCCCTACAATCTGTGAGCTGCCTTTTATTGACGTTGTCAGATTCGTCTGAATGTCTCCATTTGTCGCTTTAAGCATCTTTAGGTCAAACCCATATAAAGCCCTTACTATCTCATGAATACAGCCCGTTTCAAGGATATTATACGTCTGACGCGCAACCTCAGCCACATCGCCGCCTGTCTTACGGAAATATATTACTGATTCATTTGGGCAAATAACCGTATGAATAGCCAAAAACAGGCTGAGAGTCGTAGTCTTATAGCTACCTCTGTGAGCCTGTAAAGTCTGGTCATCTGTTCTGAAGAGGAAATCCTTCAGCCATTGATTATGTAATTCTGTAAGATCATTAAATCCTACCCAATGCCCTATCTCAATAGGGTTATTCTTTATCAGGCTCAATGCCTGCTCCCTTGAAATACTCATTCATCCTCCGAATAGTATCGTCAGCACTTTCTGAAGACAGAACAATATTCTGTGCAATATCCTGTGCCTCTTTCTGCCCAAGGTACTGTTTGCCAAGCCATATTGCCATAGAGACATTATGCTCAGCCATTTTAAACTGAGTTCTCCTCAAACTGATTTTGCCGTCTGCAGACCATGTTTTAAAGGCATCGACAAAACTCATCTTTAACTCACGTTCGCACCATCTCTCAATAGTACGTTCGTTACACTTAAACCAACTTGCAATTTCGCCTAAAGTGCATTGTATCGCGCACAGTTTCTGAAACTGCTCTTTATCTATTTCAATTTTAGGTCTTGCCATTCTTGAACATTTCCTCCCTGCATTTTATTCGTTCCTGCATCCCTGCACGATTAACATCTCTGCATTCCGGCACTTTATACCTCATTCTATCACCAAACTCATCTTTTACCAACTTTGACACAGTATATTCTGGCAATAAAGGCACATGTGGCTTTTCTAATCGCCATTTATAGTACCCACTGACAGAGCCATCCTCAGCTGGCCTATGACAAGTATGGATCACATTTGAAGAGAAATCCCTATAAAGGTCAAAACCTTTACAGTACAGCAATATCCAAAATATGTCTTCCGTTACGTCAGCTGACCTATCTGCAAGATATGATACTATAAGTTCAACACACTTTCGTGGAAATACCATACCTC